ATTGGCTCATTATATCTCCTTAAAATGGGACATCTTCAGGTATATCAGCTAAAGTCTTAGGGAAAGCATCTTTAGGCTCAGGATCGTTCAAATAAGCGATTAAACAACCATCTTTTAAACTAAATAATGGGATAGTCTCTAGCTTTAGCATGAGGCCATTCTTAGTTTCTAGGATGATTCCTATACTCTGATACTTCTTCTTTGCCTTTCCATCTTTATCTTGATACTCACTAACTGCTGCCTTAACATAATATTTGATTCCCATATTATTCACCTTTCATTAGACTTGCTTCTACTTCCACTTCATTCAAGAACTTCAAAACTTCTTCTTCCATTTTTTTTATAAATTCTTCTTCTCGCAAAACTTCTTCAATGTACAACTGTGATCTAGGAGGCATACGCGGATCATATGAAACGAACCAGACAGACTTAGAACCTGTACAACTCATCTGTGCTTGTATTTGGGTATAGTATTTAGATGGGCAACCATCCTTGAAATATGACCAATGTACTGCTGATTGATATGGGCATTTTAATTCGAGTAAAGAATCACCAACAATGCCATCAGGACTGCAACCGAAGTCTTTAATCGTAGGATGATCGACAAATGCTACTTGATCTACAAAGACTTGGTGAGCAACCTCGAACGCAACCCTTGCCGTAGCCTCATTTGCTGAACCCCAAGCCATAGCATCGTTCATAAAAGAAGGCTCTATAACCCCTGTAACCCTTTGTAACGCTAATTCGATCATATAATTAGCACGGGATGCTGATACACCTGTTTTAGTTTTAGCTAATACATCTGCAACACGACTAGCTGTCACCTTGCCTCTACGAATTTCTAACCAAGCATCTGTCCCTTGTTCTACTTCTCGATAAATCATTGATTCAGTCATTTTTAAGCTACTTTCTTTTTAAGTTCGTCTACAAGTTCATTTAGATCAGGAGTAATACGATTAATACTTTTAATATATAAGTAACTAGAGCATAGACAATGGCCTCTAGTCTCATACATTGAGCCAGTAATAATATCCATGAACCTTGGATGATCCTCATGTCTAGTCAGAATAAAATACCGATTGCCGATATTTGTTTCACCTAGATACAGTTTTTTACCAGTTAGCCAATACTTCATTAAGGCTCTTTTAGGCTGATGTAGTGGGTAACATTGCGAAGATGATACAAATGTTTCGTTCATTTCTCTCTCGCTTTCTTTAGTATTGCTTTAGCAAATGTATAAATATCACAACCCTTGGGTGCTAAATGTTCTTTACAAATGGTTGCAATTTCCTCATCAGTTAATTCCAACATTGAATCAGATGGAAATCCTTTATATAAGACGCCATTTGTAGATATATAAGCTACTGGTTTCATCTGTCGCTCCTCTCTTGTTTGGCTGCTAAACACATTTCAGCAAATTTCTTAGGTACATCTGGATGCCAACCACCTATAAGATTTGCACAGTTAAACTTAAATACTTCTTCTTTTCTGCTAAGTTCAGTCATATAAATAATGAAGCCACAGAATACAATCCACATTGCCAGTACAAATAAGAAACTTTTACTCATAAAATATCTTCCTTTTTATATTTTTGTTTAATAATAAAAGCCAGTTTTCTAAGTGCTTTGCGTTCAATTACTTCAATTTCTCGTCTTGGAAGTTCAAGAATGTAGGCAACTTCCTCTTGAGTAAAGTAATTATTAGTTCGTGGTTCTCGAGAATTTTTCATCTATTTTCTTTAGTAAGGATTCAAGACGATGATTCCAAAGTTTAGAATCGACATTTTCAGGCCATGTAACTAAGTACTCTTTAATAGTTTCAGTAACCAAGATATAATCTACCTCTTTTTGCTTACTTAATAAAGAGTCTATTTGCTCATTAAATGTCATATTAGTTCTGCCTTTCTTTTATCTTTGGCTTTACTGATACGATCTATTGCAGCTTTATCCTTACTCAACTCTTTATAGGCTTGTCCGTATGCACCTTTCAAGGTATCAATGTCCAGGCACTCTCCAATCATATCTACCCAGTTAGTGCAGAGATCAGTTAGATCAGGAGTCTCCTCATCAATGGCATCACTTGGAAGATCAGAACCAGCATAGACATACAATCCAATACCAAAACAGGCTATATTCTTTGCCAAACACCTCATCTGCGAATCACTAATCTTTCGTGCATCTGGTGACTTAACTGCATTATTTCGGTTATCCATTACAGGTAATTGCATTTCTAAGGTTTTGCCAAAGGCAGTAACCTCAGTCTTTACCATCATGGTATCGTTGTAGACTACAGGCTCTAGGAACTTCCAAGTAGCTGTAGAATCGTTTTGTAAAAGAATGTCAAGCCCATAAGTCCAACTTAAATAGGTTAGTTGTCCCTTGCGTTCTGTAAATTCATTTACATTAATAAGTCGTAATTCGTTAAAAGTTTTCATGCTAATTCTCCATTGTTAAATTCTTTCTCAGCTTGTTTTGTAGCTAATAAGTATGCAAAGTCGTAGGCTTTTAAATACATAAAATTACCGAGGCCAAGCATATCGTTTTCGTTTACAAATTCAACAGTTTTATCATGGTCAGCCATTGTAAATTCATAAACAGCTTCCATAATCATTGCTGCTGGATTATAAGTAGTCTTGATAAGTTGGTTGATACGATCATCAATAATTGTTTGATCATCATTGTTTGATGGGTCATAGCAAAGCCAGGAGTCAAAGTTTTTCATTATTTAACTCCTTGCAGTAACCAGATTGTTAGTGCTGGGCCAAACATAACTGCAAATCCTACTAGTGCTTCTATAAATGTTTTCATTTGCTTATCCTTTTCGTTTAAATTAAGAATCAATTTCAAAATCAAAAGGTGCAAATTCTTCTTCTTTGTAAATTTTGTCAGCTATAACTTGTGCATCTTGTTGCGTTGCATAATTTTTTTTGCTAAAAGATACACAGCCGTTTTCTGTTTGAACTCCTACTTTCCAAACATTTCCACATTTTTCTGCTGTTACCATCCATTCATAAGTTTTCATCTTCATTTCCCTTTCGTTTCATTTAAATTTACTGCATGACTAGATATTATTCTATCTATTCTCATAAATCAACACTTTTTTCAAATATTTACAAATATTCTTATAGGGACTTTCCCTAATACAAAAAACATTCGCAAACATTCAGTAAGTATAGTATAGTCTAGGAAAGAAAGGAAATAATTATGAACCCAATGGATTTATTAAAGATTGAATTTGGCTCACTAAGAAACTTGGCTGAGGCTTTAGAACTAAGACCCAATACTGTTGTGCTATGGGGTCAATCTCAGATTCCGTTTAAATATATTAAGGAAATTGAGAGGTTATCAGAAAATAGAGTTACTAGGGAAATGCTTAGACCAGATGTATTTAATAAGGAGTGATATGAACTATTACCCTTTCCATATAGGTGATTACATTAGTCATACAAGCCATTTGTCTGATGCTGAGGACTTGGCTTATAGGCGAATGATTGATCTCTATTATCAAACTGAAGAACCATTTAAAGATATTGCATGGGTAGCTAGAAGAATTAAATCAACTCCTGAAATTGTTAAATTACTGTTAGAGGAGTTCTTTGAGTTTGATTCTGATGTCTGGAGAAGTAAAAGAGCTGATGAAGAAATTGCTAAGTATCGTCTGAAAGCAGACTCTGCTCGGAACGCTAACAGAATCAAAACAGAGAAGAAATCAGTATTGATAACAGAACTGAAATCAGAACTGATATCAGAACCGAATCACATCGTAACCAATAACCAAGAACCAATAACCAAGAACCAAGAACCAAATATAAAGACTATATCTGTGGAATCTAAGATTCCTCCATGTCCTCATACTGAGATTATTAATATTTATCATGAAGTCCTACCAGAACTACCAAGAGTTGTATCTTGGAATAAAACAAGAGAAAGTTATTTAAAGCAACGATGGAGACAGATGTTTGTAGAGTTTGAATGTAAAGATACTGAAGATGGACTAGATTGGTTTAGAAACGATTTTTTTGTATTTGTTAAAGGTTCTAAGTTTCTAACAGGTAAAGTCGTATCTAAAGACCGAAAGCCTTTCCTAGCTGACTTAGAGTGGATGATTAAACCGACAAACTTCACAAAAATTATAGAGAGAAAATATGAGAATTAAACTTGATAAACCAGTTTTAACAGAGAAAAAGACTTATTTCTGTAATGCTTATGGCTGTAAGCTACAGGCATCGATGGGACTTGGAACAGATGTAACTGGTGCTTTCTATTGTCGATTCCATTACGGATCGAAGCCAAACAAGAACGACTACATTACTTTACAGATTGA